TATCCAAAAGAAAAGAGAATGACTTATGTTAAAAAATACTATGACGCAATTTCACAATTTAAAATCAATATTCCAACACCAGTTATGGCGGGTGTTAGAACTCCTCTTAAACAGTATGCAAGTTGTGTTCTCGTTGACTCTGATGATACTTTACCTAGCATTTTTTCTAGTGATATGGCTATTGGAAGGTATGTTGCGCAAAGGGCTGGCATTGGTATTAACGCTGGTAGAATACGAGGTATCAATGCGAGGATACGAGGAGGTGAAGTACAACACACCGGCGTTATTCCTTTCCTTAAAAAGTTTGAAGCAACAGTCAAGTGCTGTACTCAAAATGGAGTACGAGGTGGTTCGGCTACTGTTCACTTCCCTATTTGGCACCAAGAGATAGAAGACATTATTGTTTTAAAGAACAACAAAGGTAGTGAAGACAATAGAGTTAGAAAATTAGATTACTCTATACAATTATCAAAACTATTCTATGAAAGATTTATCAACGAAGAAGAAATAACTTTATTCTCACCACATGAAGTGCCTGAACTATATGAAGCTTGGGGAACACCAGAGTTTGACGATCTGTATATAAAAGCAGAAAGAAAAATTAGTGTTAAGAGAAAGAAGATAAGCGCACAACAATTATTTTTTGACATACTAAAAGAGAGAGCAGAGACAGGTAGAATTTATATTATGAATATAGATCATTGTAATTCGCACTCATCATTTAAAGATATAATTAGAATGTCAAACTTATGCCAAGAGATCACACTTCCAACTGATCCAATTCAACACATAGATGGCGAAGGAGAGATTGCTTTATGTATTCTATCAGCTATCAACGTTGGTAAGATTGACAAGAGAGACGAACTAGAAGAACTATGCGATCTAGCAGTAAGAAGTTTAGACGAGATAATAGATCATCAAAAGTATCCTGTAAGAGCAGCAGAAATATCTACAAAGGCTAGAAGAAGTTTAGGTATAGGTTACATTGGTCTTGCTCACTATCTAGCAAAGAAAGGTTATTCTTACGAACAAAAATTAGGCTGGCGTCAAGTTGATAAACTGACAGAAGCATTTCAATATTATCTATTAAAGGCAAGTAATGAATTGGCTAAAGAAAAAGGTCAATGTGAATTCTTTAATAGAACAAAGTATTCTGATGGTATCTTACCAATAGACACTTACAAGAAAGAGGTAGATGAGGTCGTGACCAGAAATCTAACTTATGATTGGGAGTTTCTAAGGAAAGAAATTAAAGAGCACGGATTAAGACATAGCACACTCTCTGCTCAAATGCCATCAGAATCTTCTAGTGTGGTATCAAATGCTACTAACGGTATTGAACCACCTAGAGATTATTTAAGTATTAAGAAAAGTAAAAAAGGTCCATTGAAACAAGTGGTACCAGATTACAAAAAACTAAAATCAAACTATACTTTACTATGGGATATGAAATCAAACGAAGGTTATATCAATGTAGTAGCAGTAATGCAAAAGTATTTTGATCAAGCGATAAGTGGTAACTGGTCATACAATCCAGATCACTTTGAAGAAAACCAAGTACCATTGTCAGCAATGGCACAAGACTTATTAACGACATATAGATTGGGTTGGAAGACTTCTTACTATCAAAATACATATGACGCTAAGAAAGATATTGACGAACCAGCACACCCGATTGGTTTCACAGATAATGTACCAGAAGAATCAATCAACAATGATGAGGATCCAGAGAACTGTGATTCTTGTACAATTTAAGAAAGTATAAATAGAACGCTATGGCTAGATCAGTATTCAACAAAAGTAAAGATGTCGATTTTTTAAAACAACCAATGTTCTTTGGAGACGACTTGGCTGTTCAAAGATATGACACTATGAAGTATCCTATATTTGATAAATTAACTCAACAACAACTTGGTTACTTTTGGAGACCAGAAGAAGTTTCTTTACAAAAAGATAGAAACGATTACCAAGAGTTGAGACCAGAACAAAAAGATATATTCACTTCTAACTTAAAGTATCAAACAATGTTGGATAGTGTTCAAGGTCGTGGTCCATGTTTAGCATTCTTACCATTTTGTTCTTTACCAGAACTAGAAGGCTGTATTGTAACTTGGGACTTTATGGAAACTATCCATAGTAGAAGTTATACATACATCATAAAGAACTTGTATTCTAATCCTAGTGATGTATTTGATACTATTATAAAAGATGAGAAGATTGAAAAGAGAGCACAGTCTGTAACACAATTTTATGATGATCTAATACTTGCAGGTCACAAATGGCATTTAGATAAGAGTAAAGTTGATGAGTATGAACTAAAGAAAAAATTATGGAAAGCTTTGATTACAGTAAACATACTAGAGGGTTTAAGATTTTATGTATCGTTTGCTTGTAGTTTTGCTTTTGGTGAACTTAAATTGTTAGAAGGATCAGCAAAGATTATTTCATTTATCGCAAGAGACGAAAGTCAACACTTAGCAGTATCACAAAGAATAATAAACAATTATAGAGACATTGAAAGAGATAAGGTTATGGACAAAGTGATTAAAGATACTGAAAAAGAAGTATACCAAATGTATGATGACGCAGTAGGAGAAGAAAAAAGATGGGCAACTTATCTATTTTCAAAAGGTTCTCTGATAGGGTTATCCGAAAAATTATTACATCAATTTGTAGAGTACACAGCCAATAGAAGAATGAAAGCTATTGGGTTAACTCCTGCTTATGATACCAAATCAAATCCATTACCATGGACAGATCATTGGTTGAATAGTAGAGGTACACAGAATGCTCCACAAGAAACTGAAATAGAGAGTTATGTTATTGGTGGAATAAAACAAGACGTTACAAAAGATCAATTTAAAAAATTTAAATTATAATATGATAGAAAAACGAGAAAAGACCTGTTCTAGTTGCGAGACTAAATACTCTATACAATGGGATATTAAGGTACAAGACCTTGAGCCATTAACTTGTCCATTTTGTGGACATGAAGTAGAGGAAGTACAGAACAATGATGAAGACGAAACAATCTGGACAAACGAATCCGAAGACGATAATTGGAATTGATTATAGTTTAACAAGTCCTGCTATTTGTATCACAACAGATTTCGTATTTAAGAACAGTAAGTTTTATTACTTGACCAATAAGAAAAAGTATATTGGCGCAATGTCAGCAAATATTACTGGATTTGAACACAAAGAATACGACACACCTATTAGACGATTTAGTCAAATATCTGATTGGGTATATGAACTAATTGAAGATACTATACATACCGAACAATTAGTTTTCATAGAAGGATACTCTTTTGGATCAAAGGGTCAAGCAATATTTCAAATTGCTGAGAACTGTGGTATTCTAAAGTATAGATTACAACAGATGATGATAAATTATGACACTGTTGTTCCTAGTGTAGTAAAGAAAGGTGCAACTGGAAAAGGTAATGCAGATAAAGATATGATGTATGAATTCTTTTCTAAAGAAACAAACACAGACTTAAAGAAAGTATTTGATACACAAAAAGTAGGTAATCCTATATCAGATATTGTTGATAGTTATTATATAGCAAAAGTTGGTTATGAAAATACAAACAATCACTAGTTGGAACAATACATTATTTAAACAATACGCTCATAGATTTCAATCCACATATAATTGGCCATTTGATTTAATTGTTTATAATGAAGATGATGATATGTTTGATAATATACCTAATCTCAAAAAATTCATAGACAGAAATAAGAATAGAAAAGTAACATCATATGTAGATGATGGTGTAAGATTTTCATATAAGGTTTATGCCTATACACACGCCATCATAAACTGTCCAAGTGATGTAGATGGTCTAATTTGTATAGACGCTGATAGTGTGTTCTATAAGTCAATAGATGTAGAGTGGATTAAAAAACATATACACAAAGATAATTGTATGATGAGTTACCTTGGTAGAGGTGACCACTACAGTGAATGTGGTTTCTTATACTTTAATATGAAACACAATCAGACAAGAAACTATGGTGAGTATATGAAAAAGATGTATGACTTTGATGAGATATACCACATGAAAGAGCAACACGATAGTTATATTTGGGATTATGTAAGAGGTGTATTTGAGAAAGAATTAAAAGTAACTAACAATAACATTGGCGATAATAAAGTTGGTCATGTACAAGCAAGATCAATATTAGGAACTGTTTATGATCACACAAAAGGTAAAAGAAAACTAACAGGTAAAAGTCCGGAGGCAAAGATATGATAAATGTTTTTATTGGTTATGACTATGGCGAACCAGCGGCATATCATGTACTTGCTGAAAGTATTAGATCACACGCAAGTGGGCCTGTTGCGATAATACCATTGAGTTTAAATAACTTACCAGAATTCACAAGAGCAAAAGAGAGTAATCAATCTACAGATTTTGCCTTTAGTAGATTTTTAGTACCTTATCTATCAAACTATAAAGGTTGGTCAATTTTTATGGATTGTGATATGATGGTTAGAGACGATATATATAAATTGTATAATCAAGCAACATTTAAATATTCTGTTATGTGTTGTAAGCATGATTATAAACCAAAACAAGATGTAAAGTTTAGAGGCGCTAAGAACCAAGCATTTCCTAAAAAGAATTGGTCTAGTGTAATGTTGTTTCATAATTCACAATGTAAAGCACTTACACCAGACTATGTTAATACTGCTAGTGGTTTAGAGTTACATCAATTCAAGTGGTTAGAACGAGACCATATGATAGGTGATATACCATTAGAATGGAATTGGTTGGTAGGCGAATATGAATACAATGAAGACGCTAAGAACGTACACTTTACATTAGGTGGTCCTTGGTATAAAGACTATAAAGAATGTGACTATTCACAAGAGTGGTTTGAAGTATATAAAGACACAACTAAAATTGATTTGATATGAACATAGTAGGTATAAAAGGTGCGTTTAGTACAGAGGCGATGTTTATATTTCCTAAACATAAAGACTTTAAACTTATAGAGTATAAAGAAAGTCATAACGCAGATGTGTATATTCAAACAAATGTTTTAGGTGTAATGAAGAAGAAGAACGCAGAGATATACCAATTCATATTAGATCAAAACAAACCTAGAATAGTAGTAGAACAAGCGACCTTTAGAAAAAATTTAGACATAGAAAAATCAGATGATTATTATTTTAGAGTTGGTTTAAATCACTATACATTTGACGAGGGTATATTTAAGAATGAGAACTCACCATCTGACAGATGGGAACAAATACAAAAAGAACAAGACATAGAGATAAAACCTTGGAAGAAAAAAGGTGACTATATTTTAATACTTACACAAAATCCTATTGACACAAGTTTAAACAATCTAGTAAAGAAACCAGGTGATTATGAAAACTTTATAAGATCAACGATAGAGAATATATCAAAATATACAGATGAAGATATACTCATAAGACCACACCCACGATTTACATTTAGATTTAATAAAGATACACTTAAAGACATTAACGTTAAAAACAAAGTAATGTTTAGTGAGAACTTAAATAACTTTAATGTGACCAATGGTGGTGAAGATATCTATAAAGATTTAGAGAACGCTAGAGTAGCGATATCATATTCAAGTAATAGTCTAACAGAGGCGATCTGTGAGGGTGTTCCATGTATATCGTTATCTAAAACGTCACACGCATATCCTGTGTCGTTTCATACATTAGACGTGTTAAGACATAAAGAACTACCAGAGTTTGATAGAACACAATGGTTGTATGATTGTTCTTATACACAATGGAAAATGTCAGAACTAAATAGTGGTATAGTACATGAAAGGTTGTTGAATGATTATAACGCATAAACTCGCAAGACAAGATTGTTTATCACACCAGATTTTTCCTGCGATAGAAAAAGGTTGGAAAGATACTCCAATGAAACCTATACACTTTTTTTGGGGTTTAGGTGAAAATAATATACAAGAGATTAAACAAGTTACCGAAAAGAATGAGGAATGGTGGTATATAGATGTTGGTTATCTAACAGAACAAATCACAAGATATCCTAGTCCAATAATAAACGACATAGATAAAACTTATTTTAGAATAGTTAAAGGTCAAATCCATACAACAAAAGGTCATGTTGGTACTGGACAGAGATTACATGAGTTAAGACACAAAGGTATTAATGTGAATTTTAAAGGTTTCTTAACAGGAGAAACAAAACATATACTTATAGCGCCATCATCACCAACAGTTACTTATCACACAAATGGTATAAGCCAAGATGAGTGGATTCGTTTAGTGACTGAGGAATTAAAGAAATATACGAATAGAGAGATACGTGTTAGAAACAAACCAAGACCAGGAAATCAGTGGTGGAATACAGATATAAAAGATGATCTAAAAGATTGTCATTGTCTAGTCACTAACATGTCACTATCCGCCATAGACTCAATAATGAATATGGTTCCTGTTATATGTACAGGTAAGAATGTTGCGTCTCCTATATCATCACACAATCCTAAATTTATAGAAAAACCATTTAGACCAGGAAGAAAGACTGTCGAAGAATGGTTAAAGTATGTCGCTGAAAATCAATTCACTATACCAGAAATAGAAAACGGAACGGCGTATGAAACATTAAAGGTACAATTATGATGAACTTTGTATGTGTGTATTATGGTGACAAGTATCAGATAGAGTATGTTGAGAAGTTGTATAACATGGTTAAGAAAAATACCACAGTTGAACATAAGTTTATTTGTTTTACAGACAATACTGTTATACAAAGAAGATTAAGACATACAGATATAGAATTTAGAGAATTTAAAAGACATGACTTTGATGGTTGGTTTAACAAATTACAGTTGTTTAGTCCTGATAGTAATTTAGAAGGTAATACATTATACATGGATTTAGATGTTGTAATTATGAAAAATATAGATGATATGTTTACTATTGGAAAAGATCATAACTTTGTAGGTATGAATGACTTTAATCCAACAAGTGGTCAATTCAATTCTAGTATAATGAAATTCAATAATAAAACAGCTAGTAAAATGATATGGGAACCCTACCTCAAAAGACGAGGTGAATTTAGAAAACACGCCGGTGACCAAAATATTATAACAGATTTAGTAAAAAGCCACAAAGATACAATTTCATTTCCAGATGAGTGGACACAATCATACAAATGGTTAAATCGTAAGGGTGAAAGATACGCCAAAGATAGAATGACTTACGAACAAGACCTAAATGCTAAGGTTTGTGTGTTCCATGGCCACCCGAATCCACACGAATCGACAGAATTGTGGGTTAAAAATCTCTGGTATTAATCAAAAACCAGAACAAAATAAGAACATCACGCAAAATACCTTAAAAACCCCTATAAAACTAGCAAAATAATACTGTACTTATCAGCTGAACCTGATATTATAGTAGTATGAATAACAAAGAAAAACAAATAAGACTTAAATTGTTAATTAAAAGACTTGACAATGTTAATAAAGTAGTATATAATAACCCTACTATGTCAATGTTCAATCAGTCAAAATTAATTAAGAAATTGAATAAGAATTTAAATTATAACAACACAAAGGAGAACACACTATGTCAAAAGTAAAAGCATATATTGAAACATCAGTAGAAAACGCTGTTGATAAGATTGTCTTTAAATTAAAAGATGGTCAGATTGATCTATCAACTGCAGTTGCAGAAGTTAAGAAAATTGATAACCTAGAAATGGTAGGTATCACAGAAGACACGGTTGAAGAAGTATTACTTATGGAGAGCAAATAGTGAGTAAGACTTTCAACGTTTGTTATTTGAGAGAGTATTCGGATCCAGAGGTTGGTGGTGAATACTTTTACTCTTATGAAACGGTATATAGAAATGTGCCTATGAAGTTTAAAAAGAAATTTAATGATAAGACAAAACAAAAGATGGTTAAGTTTTTAGATTCTAACTATAAAGAAACAGCAACTAACTATCAAAATATATCTAAAGTAGAACTTATAGATGAAGAACAATATTATACAACATACGAAGATATGTGGCCAATTGAAGCTGAAGGTGACAGAAAAATGTGGCAAGATTATGGACAACAGTATGATAGACAATCTTTAAGAAAAGACTTTAATAAAAAACTAACAAATAGAAACGTATTAAATTATAATGATAAGAGGTTAAACTAATGAAATATGGTGAAGACAAGATAGTAAAAGAAATAGGTAAGTATATTGAATCAACTTACGGACAACATTACAGCACAACTAAAGATGGTTTTCAAGTGCAAGATATGTTGAGACAGTTGAATATAGATAAAGATTTTTGCCAGGCTAATGCCATTAAGTATCTTTGTAGATATGGTAA